ATACAAACCATATATAAAAATACTAAATGAACCTACCGCAAGTGAAGCACCAATAATAGTATCAGACATAAACCGAACAGCCCTATCAAAATCTGATTCGCATTTCCATAGTGGCGTAGCATAGTTAGCGTCTTTGAAGGCTTCAGACGCAGTTCTATAAGTCATACCTACTTCTTTGCGTTGATCGACATTGTAGTTATTCATGTCCCTTTCCATTGCTTCTTGTACTGTGCTTGATGAAGGGTTATATAAGCGGTCTGCTTTTTTCCGTCTAAACTTTGTGACTACCATATCTTTTCTCTCCTTATCTCTATAATTTCTTTCACAATGCGTATACCTACAATAATCCAATAGACAGTCCACCACCAATTACTAGCATCGGACTCGTATAAAAAATACGCTACTAACAAAGCTACCATTTCAAACATTTTGTTTCTCCTTAGTGTAGTCTGTGATAAAAATGGGTGGGGTTCGCTAGCATAGACTGTAGTGCTTTATCTATGCTATCAAACCATGCAATATGATAGCCATTCCCATCATATACTTTGAAGCTCATTTGCTTCTTTCTTCTCTTACAGCTAACTCATCTTGTAGATACCAAATCGCTTTCTTTAAGTCCTCAATGGCATCACGCTTTAAGTCGCACCGCCAAATATACTTGACGGCATTACCTAGGTTGTACCCCATGTGCCGAGTGATTTCTATACACTCCACACCACTAGGGTGTGAGGTGTAGTGCTTGGGGTGATTAACTTGATCGGGTTTGGTAAGTTGTTCTGCAATCTCCTGTTGCAGTTTTCTTGCCTCTTTTGGATTGTATATAACTGTGTCATCGCTATATGACATCCACCCCCCAAAAGGAATTGGTTCTTCCATCATTTCTTCTTCTCCTTAGTTGGTTTGGTTAGTATTGCGTGTTCTGCTCTGTGTAGCTCCATAACTGTATCGCTTAATTTTTGTAGCTTTTCTTCCATGACCTCAATCATTTCAGCTATACACCATATAGCCCCACTTTCGGGGTCGGTTGTAATACGCTCCGCTACAATCTCAGCCACATCTTTGATACCACTTAAGCGGTATGAGATTGTATCTATTTCATTACTAATATCCCAATAAGTCATTTCACTTCTCCTTTAGATTTAGATTCATACTTCCTTGCACTAATACGTTTAAGACAGTTGGCACACTTCCATCGCTTGTGTCTTCCACTACTAATTAAAACTTCTTTACCGCCTTTGAGTGTTTGATACGAATGACACGAAGAACAATACTTTCTACCTGTAACATTGTCAACTGCCTTGCGTATTTGTTCTCCTGTCTTTGTTAAATCACCCACGTTTACCATCCCTTGCTGATGTTACATAAAGCATTTCATTTACAGGAATAGCGCCTAACTTGACTAGGTCAGCTTCAATTCTCTTGCGACCACCCGGTCCGACAAAAATACCTTCGTCATTGTAGCTTGGTATGTATAAGACTTGTCCTAGCTTGTAGCATCTGTATAAATCTCTGTCGTGTTTAACGTCTTTACTACTCATTACTTTCTCCTAGTTGTTTAATTAAATTCTTTGCTTTGGTTTCATGTTTGTGCTCCAATGCGTCAAGCACCCGATCAAACAGAAATTCTTTTGACACTGGTTGCCCATGCCTACGCTTGGGCTTGTGCATTGTTTCAATAGCTACGTTGTTACGGATTGTTACAGGGTTGTTTAACATACCTACTCCTAGAAACTAAGGTTGGATAGGATTGCATCAACGTCTTTCTTAACTGCGTGGCGAGTATCTAAGTCCTTACGCAGATCGTTTAACTCCATGCCGTCAATAGCGTTGTGTAACTTGATGCGTGCATCCTCTAAGTCTGAGTCGCCTGTGATGTTAAGGTCTTTGGCGAGGGAACAAAGTTCTTGAGCAGTATCTAACAAGCTAGCGTGGAACATACGAGGTTGTGCCTTGTGTCCCGCATAGTCAACAGTCAGACGATCAGACATACGCTTGAGGTGATCTTTGAGTCGTGTCTTGATGTCTAACATAGCGTGCTCGATACGCTCATCTGCTAGGCTTGCTAACTTCTTTTGCAACTCTGCTTGTGCGTCGTTACCTACATCTACCCTAAAGTCACCCGAGGTAGGCACAGGCATATAGTTAACTCGGAAGTCAAAGCGGTGCTTGATGTCGTCAGGGGTTGGATACTCGTTGCGGTTGAACATATCACCGAGAGCCATAGCCTGTGCAGTAATCAAGGTAGGATAAGTAATTACGAAATCATCTACCAAGGCATTGAACTCATCTTCGTAGTCTTGCATACGCTGATTGAACTCCATGAACTTAGATGTAGTTAGCAATCTCAAACCGCTATCAGACCAAGGCAACGTAACGTCATACAAATAGGTGCGAATACTACCTACGCATTGGTTGATTGTTTCTAACTCAGGGCGACCCGCTAACAGATTCTTGTTAACACGAGCCGCACCCTTACTGCCTGCACTCTTACCGATCAATACTTCCTCGGTTGTTGTCTTGTCTAGCTTGCGTGCAGTCCATTGACGGACATTGACTTCTACCAACATAGCGCAAGTGTCAATGTTGTATCTGCTTTGTTTAACTTGATTCATTTACTTCTCCTTTGTTATGAATAGATGCGAACTGTTTTACCCTTGTTGGACACGAATGAATCGTTGTCCACTACACCAAATAGAATCGGACAGTCGGGTAGTATGTAGTCCGATTCTATGTAGCCGTCTGACAGAATGATGGTAGCCTTGGGCTTGATCTTGTGAGCAGTCATGTATTCGGCAACGCACGTTAAGCGTGTGCCACCACCACCATTGGGTTGTAGTAAGTCAGGTATGCGGTGATAGTCTTGCGGTTTGAATATCTGCTCACCCTCGATGTCACACTCCCACCACAACACACGCACTTGCTCGGGCTTGACATTCTCACAGATGCGAGCGATCTCACCAAACACAGTCCCATACAAACCCATCATGGAACCTGAGGTATCACAAGCAACTACTAACTCGCCTGTTGATTCGCTGAAGTGTGATGGCATGAGGATACCTTGCGGTAGTAGTCGTTTGTTAGGCGGTGCAAAGCGAGAGTAGTCATCACCCTCACATAGCGTAGTGATGAAGTCACGCATATGGTCACGCCAATTAGTGTCACGCTTTTGTGTAAGCCTATCTAGCGCACTGCCACCTCTGCCTGTGCCACGATCTTGCAAACGCTTCTGAAGTATCTTGCCTTGATGTAGCGCTTCGCTAATCTCTTGTGCAGTCTTCTCGCCTAATGCCTCGGCTAGCTTGCCCATGATGTGACTGTCTAACGGCTCACCACCATCACCACTACCCGCCTCAGGGTCGCCACCTTTCTCCTCGCAATCCTTGATTAAGTCTTGCAACACCTCAACGAATGACCACCCGAAATACTTCTTATCGAGTAATGGTGGGACTGTGGTTGTGTGCTCGACAAAGCTGTGCGTTGGGTCTGTTTCTTCGATCATGCCGTTGACTACATAATCCATAGCCATGTTACATAAGCGAGGATACTTCTTGGACAACGCAAGGTGGGCAGAGCAATGATGTAAGGCTTTGTGCATTGACTCATGCAACACTAAGAAACGTAACTGCTTGCGTGATAGCGGTTCAATAAAGCTAGGCGCATACCACACGTTGCGACCATCAGTCCCCGCAGTCACTACGTTCTCGTCATACACTACGTCACCCACATACACCACACCTGATAGTGTGGCGAACAATGGGCTATTACTGATGTCGACGTGCGCTGATACGATACGATCACTCAGCGCCATCTTTTCCCATGTGCTAGACATACGTTCTCCTTATTTAGTTGTGAAGTAAATCTTGTTATCTTGAAGCATGGATTGGAACGGCTTAACAGTCACGAAGGTTGATACTCTGCTTGACTGTGCAAGGTTGTGACAGAACATAGACTGCATCTCCTTACGCATACGCAAGACATACTCGCACACACCCTCGGCTTCCTCTCTGCTATTGGTCTGCGTGATGCACTTGAGAACTGTAATAATCTGTGCAACAGGGTTCTCAGGCACAGGGCAAGTCTTAGGTTCGTTGACTATGCGAGTGAACTGCGGTGTCTGCTCACCGAACTTGATGAAAGCCTTGAGAGCCTCGGCACTAGCCTCACCAATCGTGCCTGACAAAGACGCTAGCAAAGTCGGCTCGTCCATACCATCCTTGGCATACACAATGTCGGATGCACCATGCAAACTACGAGGGGTAACATACGAGGTCTGTGCGATAGATGGATTGAAGATGTGTTGATTGTGTGCTTCCATCTTCTGACCATGATACTTACCGCCATCGTGGTAGTCGATAAAGCTATCGAACATCTGTGGGTGCTCATCAGTAAACGCAATAACCTCAGGTGCTAAGCCTCTGTTGATAGCCCACTCACGCCATTCGGGTTGTGTAGGCTTACGCATCTTGACAAACACCAAGCGGTTACGCAAGTGCGCTTGGATACTGTCGCCCAAACCCTCGATAGATAAGTTGGTTGCACAGAACACAACGGAACCCTCGGGCATGTGATAGTTGCCTACCCTACGTTCGTAAACGATTGGTGCAAGAACGTCCTTGATATACTGCCGAGCCTTGGCAATCTCGTCTAAGAATACTAGTGCGGGACGGGAGCCATTGATACCCTTCTGATTGTCCTTGTGAACACCGAAGCGCTCGTTAGGTAACTCACGAGATACACCTTTCTCTCTGTCAATGTCGGGCATCCACACCGAGCCGTCAGATAACTGCGTGCAATCTATCGGGTCAACGTGAACGTGGTTAGCAAAGAACGGGTCATCAGCAAGGTGGTAGTGCAAGCCAGTCTTACCGATACCATTCTCACCCTCGACAATGATGGTGCGCTTGTGACCTACTGCCTTGATGAGTTGTGCAACTTGTTTGAATGAAAGCATTGTCATACGTTGTTACCTTTCTAAGTTGTGATACTACATATAGTGGGTTGATACTGTGCGCTACTATTGGTTGTAGCTTTCTTCTTAATGATAATGCTGTGGGGTATACAAAACATAGGGATATACCCTGCTACTACATATAGTAGTTAGCTATACCATCTGCGTGGGATAGAGTCTTTGAACTGCCCCCAAGGTGTCTTAACTGTGCCTGTTTTTATACCGCTAATGTCGAGCACTCGGTTTGTTAACGACTTCTTAAACTCGTCAGCAGTAATGGCGTTACATATCTCACGCATCTTGAGGTTGTTAGCATCTATCTCCTCGGGTTTCTTACCCCATGTATGGAACAAACTGCCCACCCATCTTTGACCCTCAGGCACATAGTTGTATATCCTATGGCTAGCAAGAACATCCATTACACCCTGACCTAGATCGAGGAAGTATTGGACATAGTGTGGGTTGTCAACTTCTAACTCGCTAGGTGTGGCAGAGTGAACCCAACGGCGATAGTCCTCAATGAACACAGGCTCTTTATGTTGTGTACCAAATGGTGCGCCGTAGTCGTCCTTGAAGGTAGCATGATCCTTGTATTCGTCTAGCCTAAACATAGCTAGCGTGAGAAGGGTGTCTAGCTTGGTCTTGAAGTCCTTGCGCTTTTGCTTATCCTCGGCTGACGATCTGTATGTATAGATGTCCTTGTGCTTTGACTTGTCTAGA